ACATCCGCCTACTCCTCAGCAACAAGCAACTGTAAAAAAATTCGTTGAAACTTTTTACTCTGTATTAGATGGCGCGAACGTACTTGGTGATGATGAAATAAGCGATAAGTACACTGGCCCGGGCATAGACGTAGCTAATTTAAGAGAACAGTTTAATAAAACAATTAATATTGACGATCCTAAAAAAGCTGTCACGTGTCCAACAAGAAAATCAAGTGCTTTTAAAAAACCATTAGATGTGGTAAAACCTACTACTTCAGCTTTTCATGCTGGAAGAAAGTTTTCGTTTGACGCTTTGCTAAAAGACTTTGAAAACATAGATGAAAAAACTGGTGAAGTTTCTGTTGATATAGAAAAAGAATTAGATAACATAAATAAAGCTATGGAAGATATAAATGACAATGAATTTGATATTGCAGCAAATATAGAAAAAGCAAAAAACGAGTCTTTTGGCGCAGCAAATAAAGGATTCTCTGATTTGAAAATACAAAATTTAACTGTAAATCAAGATGCATTAAAGGCAGACGTTGATGCAGGAATCAGCGCGCTAAGTACAAATAGTAGCACGGCAGCAGATGGATTAACTAAAAGAATAGAAGCTTTTAGTCGTGGCGGAATAGAAGCTGTTAAAAGGGAATTTCCATGAGTAGAATATTTGAAGAAATGGATGTGGTACTCGATCCAAATGAATTAAATTCATTATCGAGTCCAGTAGACGGTAGAGCAGATCCAACTGGCTCTTTTCCAAAACAAGAATATGTAGATGGCTCAGGCGTTAATGATAAAGCTAGAGGTACAAAAAGAACAAATGTGTACACTGGCGGAGGCGGAATGGATCTTGATCTTGAGCTTAAACCTGAAGCAGTTGCCACATATCCAAATTCACAAGTAAAAGAAACAGCATCTGGACATATTATTGAGACAGACGATACACCCGGGGCAGAAAGAGTTATGGTAAGACATAACAGTGGATCTGGAGTAGAGATGAGAGCTGATGGTACCGTAATATACAGTGCCACTAACAATACGATAAGAGTAACAGCCAATGATGAAAAAGTAGTAGTAGACGGAGACGGAGAATTACAGTATAATGGTAACTTAAGGCTTAAAGTTGCAGGAGACTTTGACTTAGAAGTTGGCGGAGATTTTAACGTAACAGTTGAAGGTGATGAAGAAAAGAAAGTAAAGAGAGGCGTAAACACTCAAATTGCTGGTAGTATAGAAACTGAAATAGTTGGAAGTAAATCTGAAACGGTTGTAGGATCGGCTTCAAACATGGTTCTTGGTGATAAGACGGAAATAATAAAAGGCTCTAATAGTTTATTTGTAGGACAAGACGAAGCGCATAATGTTGGAGGTACATTATTGATGACGGCAGAAAAAGAAGTTACTATTTCAACAAAAAGTGCAAATATAGCAGCTTCTTCGCTAGCAGTATCTGGAGACAGCGGAACTATTGGTGGCGCTAATATAGTTTATTATGGTCATACTGCGCATATACCAAGAGTTAATGTAACTTCTCTTCACGCGTCACAGGGTGTAATTGCTACCGTTGGAATGACTGCACCGGTGTTCAATGGAGATTTATCTGGTAACGCAAGTACTGCAGGAAAAGCTGCAACTGCTGCTATAGGTCCAGCAGCTGGAAGCACAACAGCTCCGGTGACTATAACACCGGCAGCAGATTCAAATACTGTTAGACCTGATAATATATTGTTGACAGACTACTTGGAAAACTCTCCGCTATCTATAAGAAGAGTTGACATAGACGATGAAGATGATATGAAAAATTCTGTTGACTTGACGGCAAAGTTTGGTGGTGTGATAAAAACTCAGCCTAGTACTAGACAAGCTAGATCAAAATTAAGAGACCCTAATAATATTAACAATCAAACCTTTATAGGTGCTTTATTAGCTGATGGAATAATATCTTCTAGTTTTGCTTCACTTGTTCCTTCAGTAACTGGTAGAACCGTTCCTAATGAAAAGATAGGAATAAGAGGAACAGAACCTATAGGCAGAGCTACTAATCCTAATAAATTATTTACAACTTAGGTGACTTATGAAAACAATTACAACTGATTTTTATGTCGATCCAAAATTTAATCCTGTATTTCAAGGTGATATAACTAGTAGAACTCGATTAGCTCCGGGAATACCTATGGCTAAATTTTTAGGAGGTGCTGGAGATCCAGTTACTTTAACTCACATTTTAGAAAATTCAGATAGACTAAGATTAGCTAAGCAGTACGTGTTACACGCAAAAGCTATGAAAACAATAAACTCTGCTTCAGGAACTAAAGAGTTTTCTGATTACAGGTTACAAGTCGTCGAAGGATTATACAGACCAGAAGCTGGAGAAGATTTAGATGTAAGTGATGGAATTAATTACTTAATGTCAAGAGGACAAGCTGTAGTTTACGAGTTAATAGGAGAAGACGGACAAATTGCTTTAGAAAAAACATTTGATTTAGCAGTATACTGGATGCTTAACTTAAACTTTAAAAAATTAATATTAGATTATGATAATTATAATCCAGATGGAACTTTAAACGCGCAAATAATACTAGTAATGCCTGAAATAGTTCCACCGTGGCAAGTTACTTATGCTAACGAAGTTGAGACTAGATATAATAATAACGTACAAGTTACAGAAGAACTACTAGAGATAATAGACCCAACTACTATTGACGCAGGTACGTAAAACTTGTATAAATAGACAAAAAGGAATTTAAATGCCTACAAGAGCTTTTTCAATTGAAGATGGTAATATTGGTAGTAAGAGTATTATTACTGCTAAAAAAAGAAATTATCTTGATATAGACTTGACTTTTAAAAATAGACCATCTGGTGATATATTTAAAAAAGCTCATGGTGCGTCAGTAAAGCAAGGCGTAAGAAACTTACTGATGACTAACTTTAGTGAAAAGCCATTTTTACCAAATTTTGGCGGTAATTTAAACTCATTGTTATTTGCGCTTTCAACTGAAGTAGATGAGATAGGATTAGAAGATAAGATAATAGAAACTATAGAGATATTTGAACCTAGAGCACAAGTATTAAACGTGTCTTCTGTTATACAACCTGACAAACATAATGTAGTTGTAACAGTAACTTTTAAAGTAATTGCAACAAATGAAACTTTGACTACGAATCTTTCATTAACGAGGTTAAGATAAATGACTACAACAATTAGATCAACTGATTTAGATTTTGACATTGTCAAAAACAGATTAAAAGAATTCTTTAAACAACAAAGCGAATTTGCAGACTACGATTTTGAAGCGTCAGGTTTAAGTAACATATTAGACGTACTAGCGTATAACACTCATTTTAACGGATTACTAGCAAACTTTTCTTTAAATGAATCATTTATTAATACAGCACAATTAAGAAGTTCTTTAGTTTCTTTAGCTGAAGGATTAGGATATCAGCCTAGATCAACCACATCTTCTGAAGCAAGTTTAAACATATCATTATTAGTAACAGCATCTACTAGACCAACCTCCATTACTCTTCCAAGAAATACTCAGTTTACTACGAGCGTAGATGATGTTTCATATACTTTTCAAACAAGACAAACATTTATAGCTTCAGATGATGGAACAGGATTATACCAATTTTTAAATGACACTGGTTCAAATTCAATACCAGTATTTGAAGGTACCGAAAAAACTAAAACGTTTTTTGTTGGTGAAAAATCAGACGTACAAATATATGTCGTACCAGATGCAACTATAGATACTGCTACAATAAGAGTACGAGTATTTCCAACTGCATCGAGTTCTTTCTTTGAAACTTATACACCAATAGATAAAGCAATAAGAATAACAGACGATTCTAAATTTTATCAGATAAAAGAAGTTCCAAATGGTTTTTACGAGTTAATTTTTGGAGACGGTACTACCACTGGTAAGGCACCAGTTTCTGGAAATAAAATAATAGTGGACTATCTTTCTAATCAAGCTTCTTTACCAAATGGAGCTTCTGCATTTAGTCCAGTATCTACAGTTTCTGTAGATGGAGTTGCTTACAACTTGACAGTAGTAACTGAAGCGGCAGCTGCAGGAGGTTCGGCAAAAGAAACAATAGAATCAATAAGACAAAACGCACCAATAGCTTTTACTTCTCAAAGAAGACTAGTAACAGCAGAAGATTATAAGGCTCAAATCAACACTAATTTTGGTGGATTCTTAGATGATGTTACTGCTTATGGCGGTGCAGATAACGTGCCTGCTATATTTGGTCAGGTTTTTGTAGGATTAAAATTTAAAGACAACATAACAGCGGCCGTGCAGCAAAATGTAAAAGATAGAATAAAAAGTGAACTATCAGAAAATTTAGCAGTGATGTCAATTGATACTACTTTTATAGATCCTATAACTACGAAAATGAACATATTAACTAGTTTTAATTTGGATCCTGATTTAACTAGTCAAACACCAAGTGCTATAGAGAATAGAGTACAAGAATCTGTAAATAGTTTCTTTACTTCTAATCTTAAAAAGTTCAATGCAGTATTTAGAAGATCTTTGGTGCTAGCCCAGATTGATGCGTTAGATCCTGCAATATTAAACTCAAAAATGGAAATAAAATTAAGACAAGGATTCGTTCCAACTACTGGTGTAACATTAACATACACTGTTAGTTTTCCAGTAGCTTTGGCTGTTCCAGACGATATAAACCTTACAATCACTAGTACTAGATTTACTTTTAATTCGCAAACTTGTAAAATTCAAAACAAGTTAAATACAAATACTCTTCAAATAATTTCTACTGATGGAACGATAGAAGTTGATAATGCTGGTAGTTATGATACTGCAAAAGGAACAGTGACGCTTACTGGTTTTACTCCAACAGCATTTGAAGGTAGTGAAATTATTATTGATGCTGCTCCTGCAAATCAAAGTACAGTTAGACCATTACGTAATTATATTTTAGATATAGATCCTCTGTCGTCTTCAGTGGCTCTATTAGATTTTCAAAATACGGCGGTAACATTATAACATGGCAATTAATTTTGAGTCAAAGAGAAGATTACGAAATTTTCAAAATAGAAAAGTCCGTGAATCTTTGCCTGAAATTTACACGTCTGACTTTCCAAAACTTGTAACTTTCTTAGAGAAATATTATCAGTTTTTGGATTCTTCCGATGCTAGTTCTGCGTTTGGAGATGATTTAAGACAGGGATTTGCCAGAAGAGATATTCATGAAACTCAAACCGATTTACTGAATAATTTAGTTAGTGAATTTGCTGGAGGACTAAGAACTGGAGAAAATTTTACAGATACTAGATATGCTTTGACAAGACTTGCGCAATTAGCAAGGCACAAGGGTACTAGATTTTCTATAGAAGAATTTTTTAGATTATTCTTTCAAGAAGTTCCGGTTGTAGAATACGGTAAAGATCAAATATTTACTATAGGTGAATCACAGATAGGACCAGAATCTCTACGATTTATTCAAAATAATGCTTTATTTCAAGTATTTGCTATACTTATAAAAATTGGATTAGATACTAGTAAATGGAGTGAGTTATATAAAAAGTTTGTGCATCCAGCAGGATTTTACTTTCAAGGAGAAGTTGCGCTATCTGGTGAAGCTACTAACTCTCCTACCGGAGATTTGGTGACACTAGCAGATTCTACTTCGATATCATTGGTTGGTGAAGGTGAAATAAACGTATTCAGTGGTTTTGTTCAACCTACAATATTATTAGATTCTGATGGAAAAGAAATAAGAGCTGGAATAAATCAATTAGTTAGTGTATATCAGAATTTATCAGCTGAAGATTTAACAAAGTTTTACTCAAGTATTGATGAGTTAATAGGAGTTAACTCGTTTACTTTTGATGATAGTAATATAAGAGATAGCGCTGGTACCGCAACACCAGACTTCTCATTGGCAACAGAAACTATGGATAATGAAATGTTCACAAGATACTTAAGTGACTCATCTATCTAGTATAAATAGACTTATTAGGATTTAAAAATGACAAGACAAAATATTAATATAGGCACTAATGCAAACGACGGTACTGGAGATACCTTACGTTCTGCTGGTACAAAAATAAATCAAAACTTTCAAGAA